TTCTGGACAATCTTCTAACATGACAGTTAGTAGAACATGGGCCGCACAATCTAATACTGTGTTAAGAAAAACATATAACTTTAGTTTTAATTTAGCATTTAGTGGAGTATCTGTGTCTGTTGATTAATCAGATGCGTCCGTTTAAGTTACATGTACAACCAGACCAATACTTAAAAAAAGACCAACCTAGATCATTCCATTGAGTCTGACAGTGATCTAGCATGATCTCATCGGCCACAGACTATCATTTTTCCATTAACGGTTATGAATAAGAAATTTTCTGCCTTGACCATGGTGGTTTTTAACTCTATATGTTATGCAGACAACATGGTTATAATCTATAGATAGTCACTAAGAATACTAATGAATCTAGTTACTATAAGAACTAATAAAACCAATAATCACACTAATGATCAAAATTACTAGCAATAGGCACCTGTTGACAAACGTGAATTTCGGGTTAAGATAAAAGAAACAACGGAGAACATTATGGACAAAGAAGTGCTGGCCCTAATAGGAAAATTATACGTAGAAATTTATACATTATCTAATTTCTCAGAAGGACTAAAACTTAAGATATCAGATCTAGAAAAACAATTAGCTGTTGCACAAACCCAGGCTAATGATCTTAAGAAAACAAAAGTGTAAGTGCATTCTGCACCATATCTAATAGACTGTAAATTTTCGCTGACTACGACCACTTTGACCAAATCCATAGGATTGGGTGGGACTATAAAATATTATTCCGTAACCACAATAGTTATAGATTATTCTATTTGATATTATATCTATTACTTTCTTTGTTACTATCCATAGTATACCATACGCAAGCAGTCGTCACAAGTCGTTGTGTTTCATAGGGTTACGATCAGAAACGACTGTTACTATTCTCGCTGACTATCAGCATGACCGGCAAATCCGGTGGATTAGCAGAAACAAATGTATAATCACTTTTTAAAACTTTCCCTAAACCCTTACCACTACTGCACTTACGTCTACTATTGTATCGTCTACTGGTGATAGCGTACACTATGGTAAAATGGAATCTTTGGAAAGGTTTACCGTCTGTCATTTTGGCAGGATCCGCGGCCCGTCTGCCATTTTGGCGGCTAGGCTGGAACCGCCGCAGGTTTCCCTACGGCGGCTCCGCCTCACCCACCACCACGAAGGTATATTAGATAGCGTTGGCAAACTCCATAGCCTTATTCAACGCCTTGATATTATCGTTACCATTAGTACCAAACCAGAGCGAATCGAGGCGATTATCCTCGGTGCGGCCCTTGGCATAGTTCAGATATTCATTGAAGCCGTTATAAGCAGCCCACCAAGTTCCACGAACACCAGTGGCCGATTGCTTCGGGCCTTCAATACGAGCCAGAATATCGTCCATAATGTTACGGGTGCGAGTCTTGATATCAGCATCGACAGTACCTTCGATACCGATCATCGCCTTGACATAACGACGAACATCATTCTGGTTGAAGTCACGACTAGCAAGGAATCGGAACTGATCCGCAGTAGCCTCAAACTTCACGTTGATATTATCCATGATATCTCTGATATTATCCAGATTCGTCTTGCTGGAACGAGTATGACGAATACGAATAAGTTGGCTATTCTTATCCGAATGAGCCCACGCAAGCGTATTCACGCACACCACTCGAATAGGGGTATAGCCCACGCGAATAGCGGTTGTGCCGTCATGACTATTCGACAGCAGAATGAACTTGCAAACTTCATCGCCCTTGACGATCTCGCTATTGTCGCGGTTCAGTTGAGCAAGCACCCAAACCTTCTGACCGCTATGGAGCGAACCGGCGGTATGCAGATTGCACTCTCCAGCGTCGAGGAACGGCTGGAACCAGTCGAAAGCCTCACGATTCTGGAGCGGCGTATAACGCGGCCCGACTACGCCAAGGACGCTACCGTCGCTCTTACGATATGTAGCACGATGCGACACTGGAACACCGTCAACGGTCTGCAAATCCTTCAAGCCAACTTCCCAATCCAGACCAGCACTGGTAATAGCATCTTCAATGCCGATATCGGCTTCGACTTGCTTGCCAAGACCGTGCCAAGGGGTAGCACCAACAAACATCATATTTTCAACAGCAGCAGGCATCGTAATCTCCTTAGTGGTAGGTTTCTAACTTTGATACGCTGATTCTACACTAGGTATCGGCGTTGTCAAGCATTGGAGTTTAGAAAAATCTTTCTGTCATTTTGGCAGGGCGGCCGCGCCCGCTGCCACTTTGGCAGAGCTTCGGGCCTCCATTTAGATGTTTAGAAGTTTCATGCGATAATCACGCTCAAATAACTTTACTGTATCTTTGGAATAAGCACATTCTTCTGGCATATAACAATATAAACCTACACACGTTGTTAGTGAGTGTTCATTTGAGATACTCCGTTTGATATGCCGCACAGTATTGCCACTACAAATAAGATCGTCAAGGATAATGTACCTAAAAGGCTTAACACCCTCTATGGCAAAGTCTGAATAGCATTTTTCGTTTTTCTTCCTAACTAGGACGATATTCTTATTCAGTAGTTCCGCGATTTGTGGAACAACCATAAGGCCACTAGTACCACAACAAGCAATGCTATCGAACTGATCAGACATTTTTCGCAGATCGCACACAGCCTTGATAATAATCTTATTTCTAACCTTATGGTTTAGAACATGGCAAGTGTGGCTAGATCCTTGAATAATACCAGATTCGGTATGTCTAACTTCTTCAATAGGATTGTTCATAATGTTCATAGTGAAAACGGACGGTGTGATTCGAACACACTAAGAAGAGAAAGAAAGGATAATCCTTATAATAGATACTTGTCCCACCAAGTAGCGTCCGTTAGGATGGGCTATTCGTCCGAAAGTTCATCGGCCAGATTATGATAATCATATTCCCAAGTATTGCAAAGATTATCTTCCTCATAATCATCTTCGTCAAATACATATTCATCATCATAAAGTTCATCAATACTATCAGCATCGTAGAAATAATCACGATCATCATAATATGGCATAATCTCTTCTCCTTTGAACCTATTCTACACCAAACCGGTCAAACTGTCAATGGATCCCCTGGGACTCGAACCCAGAACCCTATGATTAAAAGTCACATGCTCTAACCAGTTGAGCTAGGGATCCGTTGTGCGTTCAGTATACCATACTTATCGGTGTTGTCAACCAGAATCTTTAAGCAAAGGCGGGTGGAATCGAACCACCATCCACGGTTTTGGAGACCGTTATTTTACCATTAAACTACGCCAATGTTCCGCAACTCTGCGTCAGCCTCCGACGGAATCTGAGGGATTCGAACCCCCGGAAGATTTCTCTTCGGCGGTTTAGTAAACCGCTGCATTAGACCACTCTGCCAAGATTCCAAACTGCCCGACTAGGACTCGAACCTAGAACCCAGCGGTTAACAGCCGCTTGCATCTACCATTGTGCTATCGGGCAATAAAGCAACCGGAGAGAATCGAACTCTCAAGGTCTGATTGGAAATCAGAGGTTTTACCATTAAACTACGGTTGCATAAGTTCCGGGGCTAGGATTCGAACCCAGACAAAGAGAACCAAAATCTCTGGTGCTACCGTTACACTACCCCGGAATAAAAGCCGACAGAGGGATTTGAACCCCCGACAGGTTGTTTACAAAACAACTACTCTACCCCTGAGTTATGTCGGCAATACCACTATTATATTCAATAGTCATAATCCTCGCAAGCCCTACGCTTTTGAGCGGAACGGGTACGCTGACGCTTGGGACGGTTATCGAACACCGTATCACGATGTTCTTGGTGTCCCTGCCGCATTTCCCACAGCATAACCCTTTTGGTCTTAACCACGTTACGGCGGGGACGATAATCTTCTTCGTTAAGGTGGATCATGGCTGTATTGTAACTCTGAAATCTGGTTTGTCAAGGGTTCTCACTTCAGCCTATCCAGAAGTCCGTTAAGTCGTGAGATTACAGACTCATAATATGCAGCAAGCATCTTGTATCTTTCCGCACTATTTTTAGAAACCTTATCGCGTATTTCTACAAACTCTTCAATAGCATCCGTCAAAGCCTTTTTCTCCTCGTCGGTGAGCGTGGGCGTTGTGCCGCCGCCATCCACTCCGCGAGCCGTCGCATGGCCGGGCCGCAACCCCAGGGTATCGCGGAGCGTGGCCCACATGGCGTCGGCCTTCTCTCTCGGAACATCGACCGACACCCAGCGCCCGGCCTCGTAGAGCGCAAGGGCTGCGGCGCGAACCGCGTCCCCGTGAGAACCAGCGGACATCTCATTTGTATTTTCGTTGCTGGGGAGCATATTCATACCACTTTCCATCTTCGTGTTGATAAAAAACCTTGTCTACGTTAGGATCGTAAGCCATTAAACAGTATTGTACCGGATAAACTACCTTTGTCAACTCTTTTTGTTGAGCCAACTCTGGGATTTTTATATTCCCACTTTGATAATCCTTTACACCATTATAGGCCAATCCCAACAGTGCAATAATCACACCAACCCATTGTAGCATATTTCCGCTCCGTGTCAATACCCGCTTCTCATCCATAAACTATTTATCGTCATGCCACGACCAAAACTTTAACTGTCACTTTGGCAGATTTCGGGGCGAGGCTGCCGTTTTGGCAGCTACTCATCGTCCCCCTTAGAAAGTTCCCATCCCGCACCCCGTACAATACTTTTAGTAGCGATTACATTAGTTTTCGGGTCTGCACTAACATAGTCTCGATACCCTCTTTCATCAACATAAAAGTGTTCGTCGATAGTATCAAACTTATTTGTCAGTAACAAACCACTAATAGCAGCCTCAAAAGCATTTTTCTTAGAAACAATAACTTCTAGTGTGCCACTCTTTACATAATACTTAGCCATTATCAACTCCCTATGCTAATGTAAAGTTTTTCTGGCAGAATATGAGTAGGCAAGTCTCCCCTCTCACAAATATCAGCCAATGTTTCTGGAAGAACTAATGTATCATCATTAGTACCAAAACTAATATCACTATGATTTAGACAGTCTAATGTATCAAAGTAGTCCCACCCAACATGGTCGCAAAAATCTACAAGTGTCATACATACAATACTGAAAGTTTTCATTCGTCAAACTCCACTAGTGTGAGGGAAACAACACGTTAGCCAAACCCTTGACGCACAGTTCACATGATACACTGCCTTTAGTCGGTGTGCAAGTAACAACGCCACGACCACGACGGATTTCGGGGCAAGTGACAAACTTTGCTCCGTTCAATACTACAAGTTTCGGCAGAGTCTTACGCCAAGCCTCGGCCTTAGCCTTGCTACGCGGACGCTTCGGGGCAATCTTCTGGTCGCTATCGCACCACGCGAACAGTTTGAACCCTTGAGCCTTTGCCTCATTCATGTCGGAATCATTGTGGACGCTAGCATATACATTCATATACTTCTCAAATGCCACAAGGCGACTATCGTAGATATGCGTATAAAACCACATATCGGGCAATGCCGTACCTTCCGACACGATACTCTCACAAGCCCACATTACATTCTCAACATAGTTAGTATCCAACTCACCGTTGAGAAACCAATCGCCACGCTCATGCCAGCGAATAGACTTACCCTTGCGAATGGCTTCCAGAATCATCGCACGAATACGATTCTTTTCCGTGATAAGATTCTGCATACCAGCAGGGCGAACATTAGGATACATCTTCTCGGTTTGCTCGGCATAGCAACCGTCACCAAGAAATGCACAACTAGGCGGGCAAGTATCCCCAACGGGACGCGAAACAACCAAACAACCCTTGCCAAGTTTATCGTTACCGTCTGCGACTTTCATTTTATGTCTCCTGTGCTAGTGATTCTACATTAGGTATCGTCACTGTCAAGAGAAAAAATCCAGAAAATCTTGTCTGCCATCTTGGCAGGGCGGCCGCGGTTCCCGCCATATTGGCAGGATAATAGCCCCAAGAGGAATCGAACCTCTATTAGATGCTTAGAAGGCAACTGTTCTATCCATTGAACTATGGGGCCAAAAGAAAAACCGCCAGACCCGCAGATTATTCTACGGGCCTGACGGCTATTGTCAAGGTCAGACTTCGACCGTTTCCTTCTTGGTCTTAGGGTTGGCCGCGTCACCCGCAGCCTCGGCAGTCACGCCAGTAACCCTGGCTCGCCACACCTTATAACCCTGCTCCGAAAAACTCTTGACTTCGCCAGCCTTGACCGACGCATGAACGTCGCTCGGCAGACAACCCTCAAGACACTCACGAATGGACTCAGCGACCGAATCACGATCAAGTTCCGTAGCAACAACATCGACACTGAAAGCAAACTTCTGCATGATAAAACCTCCAAAGTAGTAAAGTGAACCAACTAAAACAATCATACCAAACGAGTATCACAGTGTCAAGTGCTGATCCGAACTTTTACGTTTTGGAATCGGTCAGCGTCATGTCGTGTGATGCTATCAGTATACCCTAGTTATCGGCACTGTCAAACCCCCTTCGTCAATATTTTTTAGTGCCATTTTGGCAGGTCGGCCCCGCAAGCTGCCGCTTTGGCAGTCATGAGAGATGTCCCTCACAACCCAAAGCGGTCAGATCACGCAGCAGATTCTCAGCCGCTTCCGGCGTTTTGAGAGTGATGCTGTTCCTAACATTAGCAGCGGCAGGAACGAACTTGTCGTACTTCCAGCCACCAACCAGAATGTCGCTCCAATCCTTGGCTTCCTTGAGGCCCCAACCGCTATGAAGTCGGATAGCCTTGATACAGTAGATACGATTATCCAGAGTCATGCCACCAGTGATGGTCACGGTGCGGTTCTGGTTCACACCCAATGCAATCTCGAAAGCATTCACAATCTTATTGTACATATCACCACTCAGGCTGCTATCCGTAGCAAGCGTCAGAGCCTCACGAACAGTCAGTTGCAGATTGATCATATTCAAACCCTTTCTTCCAAAATATAGACTTGTTTTCCGTTAGTCAGTAAAGCAGCATACTCGCTACCATCCCAAATGAACTCGTTACTGTCGCTTTCTCGTCGCCAGTGTGGATCACGAATAGGATTATAAAACAACTTTTCGAGATTGTCAATAGGTAGAGATGGATAAAAATCCTTCCTCAGCATAACTTCTTCACATCGCACCCACCCACTAACATCATGCACACCATTCTCAAATACTTGTTTAGCCTTATTCGGCCTGTTCCACAATATACAGCCCCGCATTTCTAACTGATATTTTTTGGGGTCAACATAGTATACATCAACTGTTTCTCCACCCTGTTTAACTTTTATTTGCCAGTGCATATAATGAGCCCCTTTGCTCAAATGAAATCGAACTTCTCCATGTAGTTTATTCTGTTTCATACTGTATAGTATACCTTATCGGCATCCTGTTGTCAATACTTTAAAAATACCCATACTGGTCTAACGTCCAGTAGCGTTTTTGACTTCCACCGCTTATAGGGTATTCTCGCTGACTATCGCCAAGACCACCAAATCCGTAGGATTAGGAAAAACAATGTCGGCTTTTGCCATACTCGACTGTCATTTCAGATAGCCTTCTTTGATATCATTATGGCTATCCCCGTCCATTGTCTCCCTAAGTATATCATAAGTATCGGCACTGTCAATACCAATCTATAGAAAAAATATATGCCACTTTGGCAGATTTCGCCGCCAGCCTGTCGTATTGGCAGTTAATCGTTATCGATATACCACCAATGGCATTGCTGGCAGAAGTTCCAGATTATTCCATAATCATCATATTTCCACACCAACACATCACATGCCCCACAAGGGCAAATATCACTAAGAGTTTTCATAAACTAACTCCACATACTTGTTAACCAGTTCGCTGGTACCAATCTCATGTAGTCCAATTAACTCTTTGGCCTTATCTACATGTTTTTGGCTCGTTGTCATCATACGAGAGTTAAAAAAGTTGATAACATAAATCATAGCCTGTTCCCTAGTCATAGTCTTAGGGTCAGCACTAATCAAATCTTTAAAGTTTTTAGCCATTATTCTACCATCCATAAGGGTATCATTGTAACAACATTATCTTTTTCAAAGAAACCATAACGCTCACCACCAGTATATGTAATAGCACCTAGTATACCATATTCTGGATGAGGCTCTGTGAATAATCTAATAATCTTTGTTTGTTCTTCTGTTGTCACGACGGATAATCCTTTGGGTAATCACTTTCTGGTCGGTTTGGTTTTGGTTGTCCCTCATATGGCATCCACCACGGGGCATCCATACGATCTACTATACCGGGAGTTTCTTCACAAATCAAGATATGTTCACTTACTGGATCATCACGATGAATCTCATACCTTCCCTGCCAAACCCCAATATACTCGCCAAAGTAATAAACCTTTTGGCCGTTGATAGGGCGACGAGGCCCGAAGAAACTAATCCATTCCATATTATTTAATCCAAAGATGAATCAAAGAACCAACAACAGTTATTCCGCATAGTAACCAACAGAAGTATGGAAACCAGCGACTATCTATAAAGTTGTAGATAGATCGTTCTACCATATCAACAGGTTGTCCGCTTCGCCATTTCATCATTCTCTCCTTTTCCACCATTATACCATTCTTTATCGTCAAGTCAATCTATTTTTTCAACTTCCCATTCGATTGCTCGTCCATTCCACCAATCGGCCGCTATTTGCATATCTTCATGATTCATAGAAGAAGAACTCAGAATCCATTCTTCTGTACCAATAGGACGAACCCACAGTGACCACCATCCTTTAGGATTTTGAGTAAGTTTAGATTCTGCAAGTTTTTTTATTGTGTTCATGTAGGAAGTTTTTGAGATTTTACTTGTGGTAATGGTTTTATACTATTTTCGTCCAGAGCATTAACCTCTTCTGGAGTCAAAGTATGTTCTTCTTGTGATTCTTTAATAGCCTTTAGCCGACTCTTAATCAGACTTTTCTCGTATGCCGCCTTATACAAACTAGGATCACCGTACATTGTTAACCCTTCCTTCTTCGTTCTCTAAGATAAAGTCATAAAAAAAGTAGTGGTGTTGATAATCTCTACTGCCCGCATTGTTAAACTCATAATGAGTTTTAATAGAAAGACAAGGAAACTTTTCTGGATCGCTCAAAACGTGTACATATCTGTGATTAAGACGATCCTTGTAAGAGTTCCACTCTTCCTTAGTGTTAAAAAGGTGGAAGTCTTGGTCAAGTTTAATGATTGCGTTCATATTTAATGACACTCGTTATTTGTAATGTCAATGTCCTTAATCGGAAACCAGCCACTCCACCCATCGGTTGTGTTCTTAATCATAATGGCCGCTTCTCCCGGCCAACACGGCACAAACTTCGTTTCCTGCTCAACTTCCCAACAACCGGGATGGCGTTTCAAGCGTTCTTTAGTCCACTTGCGAGCGTTTTGTTTAGCGGTAACTTTCATACTCGTATTATACCATTAGTTATAGGAAAGTCAAGCGTACCGACCACTGATAGTTTTACGAACAGCCTCTCGGTACTAATCCGTTCAACCTTTTGTAAGGAAACTATCAGCAGATTTATATTGCCAGTTCCGGGGTCGCTTTGTGGTTTTCCTGCCCCCGGTCCGACGCTGGCTCGCCGCCATGGTTTGTATATTATACTATCTTTTATCGACTTGTCAATAAGAAAAAATCAATCAAACTAGATCGCACACAATAATCTATGGTCTAGTCAATGAATAGGTCAGGGACGGCTTATGTACCGCTACCGGCTTCCCAACATTACGCTTCGGCTTTCCTATTCACTTTGATTGATTGTATTTTAACCAGCGAATCTTTTACGCCCCGATTCTGCCTCACCGTGCTACCCTGTTACGGACATGGTGTAAACCGTCCACGGAAATCCTCCCTGCAAAGCGGGCATTGCTAGCACATAAGACCCGCTCTGGTCTGGCTCTTGGTAACGGTTACTGGTTGTATTACTCATGGTGAGGATGCCATCCCCCATAGATTAGCACTACTATACAGCGTATAAGCCCGCTGTCAACCCCACGCTGCGTAACAGCCGTAGGTTTATCGTAATGGCTTATCCTAATCTAGTCCCGTCGCATGGACCCACGGAAGTTTGTGTCTCTTACGAGACTTGTATGGTGCCGATTTTTGTTATTACTTACTGTGGCTAACAGCATTCCCACAGATCAGCCAGTAGCGAACTGGCGACTCTCATTATACATTTTGTTTTCTATTTGTCAAGGGGCGAAGGATGGAATCGAACCATCTCATGGGCATTTTGCAAGCCTACTCCACTGTGGTCAGTGTCTCGGACACTTCCCCGTGCTACCATTACACTACATTCGCCATGTCTTACTCTCGTATTCTACACCCCTATTATCGGTCTGTCAAGAGAAAAAAATGAGAAAAAATAGTATGCCATTGTGGCAGGCCGGGCGGCCCATATGCCACTTTGGCAGTTAATATAGTCTAATAAAACTATCTATTGTCTCATTATAGATTAACTTTTTAGCAATCATATCACCATTAAAAGTAATAGAATAACCATTTTTACCACGCTTATAATCTACACTCCATTCATTAAACATTTCGCCTGTTGTCCACTTAATCTCAACTCCGTTAGGATGCAGAAAGACCATAAAGATCACATCAAAAAGTTCAGGCTTAATTTTATGAAAAATATACTTAGTATTATTCTTACCATTAGGCTGAATAGTACCAAGTTTAACTTCTGTCCGAATAGACCCATTGATCAACAGATCATAATCTTTATCGGCCCCACAAAACTCTACAACCATACCATGATCGGCCAACTTATTACCAACCAATCTTTCTGCATAAACTCCCCTATCATGGCTATCACAAAGATTCATAGCATAAGCAAACTCATTCTTTTGAATAGTAAATAGAATAGCATCCATAATGCTATCTATCTTTCTACTTGCCCTAGCGCGTTCAAAATCGGCAATAGTGAACATGTTCGTATCCTATCAAACTAACATCAACTGTCAATAGGACAAACTTTGGCTGACTACGCCCACGCCGCTCAAATCCGAAGGATTAGCAGAAACAAATGACCCCACGGGGATTCGAACCCCGGTAAACGGAACGAAAATCCGTTGTCCTAGGCCACTAGACGATGGGGCCAACTAACCGATTATTTTCTCTAATCTAATATTATCGCCATACTTATCACGAGCCTTATTATAGGCATCATATTGGCTAAATGCAACAACATAGCCAACAAAACGATTATTCTGGAAAACACGCCACGAAAATGCAGCATAGCAGTAGATAGTATTCATATCGACATTGTAGCGAGTTTTATTCAGTTGTCAATAGGTGTTATTATGGCAGATTTCGCGGCCGGCCTGCCATTTTGGCAGAGCCTTGACTCAACCCCCTCAGAAGAGGAGGCTGGCCAAGCCGGTCTTGAATGCAACCCCACCAAGGAGGGGCCGACGCACATTGCGGGTACGCTCTGCGTAGAAGTTGCGAATCTTACCATCCGGCGTCTGAGCCGTCACAAGATGATTAGTACGCTGAAAGTTATTATCATATCGACGATAACGACTCTTCGCATTCAGTCGAGCAAGATAGTTATCATCAAACTCCTGAACACCAATCACCTTCGCCATGAATCGTTCATAAGTACCAGTAACAGGCTGAAGATATTCAAAGTGATAAACATCACCAACCGACGCACAAGTCAGACTAGAGTGAAGACCGCTATACAGGTGAAACAGAGCAAAGCCAAGAACGGCAGAAACAGCAGCAAAGCCAAAGAAACCATACATGAAAACCTCGTTCATAAAAACCTTTCTTAGTAGTGTGAAATCTTCCTAGAGTATACCTTACTATCGACCGTTGTCAAGCCCGTCTTTACTCAAAATCCACAAAAATGATTTGGTTGTAGCCTCGAGGCTTGATAGTATAACTATCCCCATAATCATAAGTGTCGGCCCTTACTGCGGTCATGTTTGCCAGAGACTTAGCCTGACGCACTACGCTACGCTGAGACTCTGCATTACGCGGAGCAAACTCATAACGCTTAACCCAACCATAGTTAGGCTCACCACCAAAAGTATCCGTAACCGTTACAACACACTTAGACTGTCTCATCAATAATCCTCCCCATAGTAACCGTAATCTTCATCCGTTCCCCAACCAGCAGACTCCATCGCGGAATCGTGGTCACCATCCATACTATCATCATAGAAATCATTGTAATCATCATAGTTAGTATCATCATCCATATACATATCCTCTTTGTTATCGTACAGATACTCGGCAAAAAGAATATCACTAGGATCATGCTCAATAATCATATCATCATCCTCATGAGAGTTATCGGCATCGAACAGGGGGTCAGGGTGACTCATCGTTCTATCCTTTCATCATATCTAAAACTTGTTGCTGAATCAATAGTATGTCTGCATTAGTAATGACTACTGGTTTCATATTTCCAGTTTGATCTACTACAAATAGTTTATAGTTAGATAATCTACGTCCCAACATAAACACGCCAATATTTTTTGCATTCCAATATTTTGTTTTAGATGGATCTTGTAGATTGACTACAAGTAGTTTGGTTTTCATACTGTTTCCTTTTCACTAATCCTACCACACAAATCGGGCTTGTCAATCCTAGAAAGCGTTGGCCCAAAACGGCTCGTCTGGAACCAACTCATCAACAATGCCGACTACATCGGCCCAATCCCAAAAGTTGACTTCACAGTTAGGATCGTCAATAGGCTCGATCATCGGCTCCAACGTACCCTGCTCGGCCAGTTGTGCAAGAATCGTATTCACATCGTCAAAAGAGTTGAGCATCTTTTTCTCTCCGGGTGATACGCTGATTCTACAGTAAGATATCGGCTTGTCAACTAAAAAAACTGAGCGAAAAAAAGATTTTTTGTGGCACAGGATTTGCTTAGGCTGCCATTTTGGCAGCGGGGCCGCGGCGCCTGCCATTTTGGCTGGCTATACCATCTTGCCCAAGCCGACAAGATCGGCTGAAACAAAGATGATACCCGCATGTCATTTTGGCAGTTAACTATTTACCACCCAAGCGGCCACACAGCCGATAATAAAACTTGCTGTCAACATGATCTTATCAAAAGTTTTCATTATTCTTTCCTTATTGGAAAAACAAGATCACAAACAAGATAACTACTAACAATGCCAGCAATAAATCCCACACCGATTTGTACCCAGTTAATATCGACCATCCTTGGCCCTTTCTTTAGGAAACCACCATACCATCAATGAACGGATACTCTTTACCATTAATAGTAACAAACCATTCAAACTTTCGCTGGTAAACCCTCACCGGGCTATACTGATTAATCCTATCCTTAGTGGTAAGGGTCTGCCAGCCGCCACTATTAAGGGTATAAGTACCATCATCCCGAATCTTTACAACGTAGGTACTGTGCAACTTAATACCCACAGTATTATCGTTCAGGATTTCCGCATAGGTATTATTACCAATCTTGCGGCTAGTCTTATTACGCTTGCCACGAACCATCTTAACCGCTTCGGCGTGATTCATTTTCTTTTTCCTTAGTGGTGATTCTTCTATTGTACAGTATTTATCGGCACTGTCAAGACAGATTCTTAACTCTTTCCAGAATCTCGGCCACCTTGTCGAAATCGCACCAGCCGATCACATCATTGGTGATATTGGTAGTGTAGCAGATTTCGCCATTCTTCAAAACGGCAACTTCAAACAAGCCATCTTTCCCACCGTATGAGGCAAGGTGAGAAACAACGCTAGCACCGTAACCGTTATCAAACTTATAGATTTTCTGGTATTCGTTCATTTTTTTCCTTTTCCTTTATATCGACATTCTACAGTCTAGACTTTAGTTGTCAATCCCGTCCGCGAGACATTTTCTGAAGATTTTTATATTCAGTTCATGCTCTATGCGAGATATGTTCTCAAGAATCATTTCTATGGTGTTCTTGAGCCTATCATTTTCCTGCTCAAGTTCATCTATACGCCGACGCAGACTCCACATGGAATCTATGGTCTTCATAAGATGAGAATGTGTTGCACAATCGTTATGGTTGCTCACTTTATACCCTTTCTTATATCGACATTCTATCATCTAAACTTTAGAAGTCAAACAAAAAAAATATATGCCATTATGGCAGGCGGGCGCGGCCTCTGCCATTTTGGCAGCTCCCCTACCGTAGTGGGGGTAGGCCGATGCTCACCCCTCCGCGAAGGGGGATACTTCCTCACCGCAAGCGGCGACGGCTTCATACTGGCTCCGCAAAGCCTCGACACGCTCCCGACTACCGGGCTTGCCCATCTTCATAATCATAAGATCATCACCCCCCTTATAGCGGGGATCGGTCTTTTCGACCTTGACACTACCAGCACGACGCAACGCCTTGCGATTGAACTTGAGAATCTTTTCTGACTTGATAGGGCCGTAGACACCATCGGCAAGTGACGGCTGGTGAGGGATTGCGATTCCGAGAAAGATCATGCGAGCCTGACGCTTGGCATCTTCGATGATTGCAAACTTGGTAGCCATTTTCTTTTCCTCTTGGTGATGGATGGATTGTAGAAACTTTTTCCCGCCGATTCAACCCCCTTACTGGGGGATCGGCCAAATCTGAACATCGGCTTCACAATGTTCACCGCAAGAGGGACAAAGCCCATGCTCCGCGTGAACCGGAGTCATTTCAGCACCACAACAATCGGAAACGATAAGGATGTCATTCATCTTTTTACTCTCTTTCTTTACTCTTATATCGGTATTTTACAGTATGAAACTTGAAAGTCAAAAAAAGAAAATCGTAGAGAAATATTTTTCTTTTGGCACAAGATTTGCTCTGCACGATTTGGTACGCTATTTGCATTGTCTGCCATTTTGGCAGATTTTGCCCGCCTCTGCCATTTTGGCTGGCTGACTGTCATTATTGTCAGCCGATAGGATCGGCTAGGACAGAGGACTGCCGTTTTGGCAGCCCCTGCCCTTTTGGCATCACCACTTAGGGGGGTAACTGCCCAGCCATACCATATGGTCACGATACTCCCTCGCATGGGGGGTTCCGTGCCTCTTGCGGATTAGTCGAAGTTGGGCAGCGAGCGTACCCCTATAGATGGGGGATGGATCACGCTGGATCCACTCACCGATCCACTTATTAGCAGGAACCGCGACTAGCAGACGATGATCGAAAACCATCATAATATAAACCTTTCAGTTAGCGTGAATGAATACTTTTTCACTAATGGTCTTATTTGTAACGGTCACGATCCAGTTTTTTCCGCTACCATCTTCTCGCATGATACCATTGATAAGGCCAGCGTATACCCTACCCTTCGGGTCGATCACACTAGTATACTTACCAGCGGTCATGGATGCAAAGATAGCATTTAGACTATTTTTGCGATTAGCGTATGCGGTGCCAAACATTTTTTGCCTTTTTAGTTAGCGGTTTCCATCACTTCGAGCGACACACACTTATCGGTATAGATCGACCGATACCCTTGCTCACACTTGACAGTCAACAAGGTACGATCACCGAACATCCTGACCTTTACAACTTCACCGTTGACAATCTCGCCGTTATCATATTCCGCGAAAACAAAATCACCGATTTTCATACTATCCCTTTCGTGTTGACTGCTAGTGTATCGTACCGTATCAGACTATCAACCCCTCACATGACATAGTTATTCATGAACACTTCCGCAGCGTAGGAAGTCTTGAAGGTTGCGACAAGTTGACGGGAATAACCGTTAGGAAACTTCCGCTCCCGATAAACCTTAAACTTACCCTTCACGACGATCAACACGAGATTTTCCATTTTCTTTCCCTTTCGTTTCCCTGATTATACAGTATGTTATCGTCAACGCAAGAAAAAAAAATGAGAATAAAAAAGATTTTTGTTTGGCACGATATTTGCTATTGCCAAAAAGGCAGGATGTTTGGCACAGTATTTGCAGTACGCTGCCATTATGGCAGGCGCGGGCGATTTCTGCCATATTGGCAGATCTCCTATTGTTTAGTATAGTGTGTCAGTATGGCAGATACGGTTATCGCATACCGTATCGCTCCAGCCTACGATCCTTTGCGGCGTCGTATCCATCGTCGCTACTCTTGAATCGCGGAAGCGTAAACAGTAGCCCGATAGCCTTTTCCATGTAGATGCTACGATATCCATTCGCAGTATGCACCACGATAAGCGTACCCTTACCAGTGATGGTACGATAGGATACCACCTTACCAGAGATAGAAACCGGGGCCGGATCCTTGCTACCCTGATACTCGCAAACCATCGGCAAACCAACGATATCGTATCCACCGGCAGTAATCATTTGTTTATTCCTTTTTCTATCGTTCCGTTTCAAGTATTCTACAGTAGATTATCGGCAAGTCAAGAGAAAAAAATGAGAGAAAAAAGATTTTTGTTTGGCATGATAGTTGCAGGGGTTTTTTCGTTTTTTAACAGGATCCCCGAGATTTTGCAAAAAATGCCCGGTGGTCCAAAAATAGTAAGCACCACCATAATAAATTGACCAGTTTAATAGCCATATTCCCCGATCTATAAAAAAAGACAAGCACCACAATCATGATGCTTGCCTCTTTAGTTTCAAAAATCGTTTTACTAGTAGTTGTATCTGATCCAAGGATAAGTTACAGGAACAACCACCGGCTGGTATATAACCCTATTTTCCACAACAGGTTGAAGCCGCACCTCCTGCACCACTACTGGTTGATAAACTATCACAGGATACTGAACTTGAACTACCTGCTGAGGTTGAACCACAACAACAGTTTGTTTTCTGTTCCACCACTCACAAGCCTGAGATTCGCTATAGCAAAATCCTAAAAAAAATAAAATTGCTATTAAGATTTTATACATTACTATTATTCTCCGGGTTTAATTTAACCACATTCTTCTTTCTGCGACCTCGTGCCTTAACTACACCCAGCTTTCTTCGCTGACGACGAACCATACCATATGTGATATTTTCGCCTGTCATTTCACAAAGTTTAGCGGCCAATTCTTGATCACTAAAAATACTCAAATTGCTATTAATATACTGCAATTCAGCATCAGTCCACTTTTTATAACTAGCCATAAATTGATCCTTTTTGACAAAATGTGTACAATACCTATAATATACTATACTTTGTTCACTTTAACGCAAGGTCAAATTTTTATGAATAATGATCACATAACGCCATCAATATTGACCGTAATCCCCACAAAAGACCTTGACATTCTTAATGACCTTAATTGTCAAGACACCAAGAGCATAGCCTCTCTTATAGAAGAAAATACTAATGAAAAAGAAAAAGACCAAAACACAGAAGAAATCCCCGCTATCAGTGGATGAAAATGAATTTTTAAATATTATTGAAATTATAACTAAAAAATTAGCATACAAATTTAAGTTTGGATATCATGATTATGAAGATATGAAGCAACAGATAAGTATCTTTGCCCTAGAAGGTCTTAAAAATTATGATCATAAAAGACCCCTTGAAAACTTTCTTTGGACCCACGTTAGAAATCGCCTTTTCAACTATAAAAGAGATAACTATCAAAGGCCCGACAAACCGTGCTTAACATGCCCCTTATATAAGAATTCTTCCTGCACAAAATATAGTAATAAAAATGATTGTGAGTTATACTATAATTGGTCAAACAGAAATAATGTTAAAAAAAATCTAATGTATCTAACAACTATTGATGAGGTTAAAGATTATGCTAATGTTTTTAACACAGAAGACAATATTGTTAATAATGAACTTATAAGAATAGCAGAAGAACATCTAACGGGGAATGACCGAATTACATATTTAAAAATGAAGAGTGGCACCAAAGTTAGTAAGAACGACCTTGCTAAACTCACACAAACTATTCAACAAATACTAAAAGATCATGGCTAAAAAACGCGGACAACTAGCACTAGACGAAGAAAAATTCATACGAGATAATATTAATATTATTAGTGTTGAACAAATAGCAGAAGCATTAAATAGAAATGTTGATCCTATAAATCGTTATATTGATGAAAATCAATTATATTCTCTAAGCGAAAAAGGAGAAAACGAAACCCTTAAACGAAAACTCCACAGCAAAACATTTTGGAACGAAATACTAAGACAGTTTGATAGTGAAAGCGGCGAATTAGAATACTTTGAAGATACGTGGGTTGGACTTATTAAACAATTCCGAGAGGACGTTCTTCCTGCTGAAGAATTACAAATTAAACAATTTATCACTATTGATATTTTGATTAATAGAAGCATGAAGGAACGAAAGCGTCATATTAGTGAAACAGAAAAATTACAAAAATTAGTTGATAAAGAATATGATAAACCAGAAGATCAAAGAGATATTCCTCGTCTAGCAAATTTAGAAACTCAACTAGGTTTTGCCCGTAATAGCATAGCCAGTTACACAAACGAATATACTAAATTATTATCTGAACAGCAAAAAATTAGCAAAGATCTTAAGGCCACTCGTGAACAACGAATTAAAAGAATAGAAGATGGTAAAAGCTCTTGGGTGGGTTTAATACGCATGTTAGAAGATGAAGCAGTAAGAGAAAAAGAAGGCAAAGAGATGGAGATTTTGGCCATGGCCACAAGTAATGCCAAGAAAAATCTTTTGTACGAATATCACGAATATGCTGATCGCCAGATAGATTCGCCCATACTAAACCCAGAAAGTTTAGAGCTGCACAATGACTCGTAATTATAATGATCCACAATATAAAAAATGGAGAAAAGAAGTTAGAACACGAGATAATCATAAATGTCAGTGGCCTAATTGTGTTAACAAAAAAAAGTTACATGCCCACCATATTCATCGTTGGGCAGACTTTCCTGGCTTAAGATATAATATTCATAATGGTATTACTCTTTGTAAATATCATCATGATCTTATAAAAAATGATGAAGACAGTTACGCTCCTTTCTTTTTAAAGCTGGTGCAACAATGCATAAACAAGACGAATTTACAATAGTAGTTGATACTAGAGAACAAATGCCGTGGGAATTTGGCTATCATACTACTAGTAAAAGAAAATTAGATACTGGTGATTATAGTATAGAAGGAATGGAAAGTATTTTTACAATAGAACGAAAAATGAGTGTTAGCGAAATTGCTAATAATATTACTGAAAATCGTTTTAAGGATGTTTTAAACAGATTAAGTAAAATTCCCCACGCCTATATGATAATGGAATTTGATATAGAAGATATCTATACTTTTCCTGTTGGTAGCGACATTCCTAAAAAATTGTGGGATAAACTTAGAATAAAAGGACACTACATAATGAGGGTTCTTTTAGAAGCTCAATTAAATCACAATATTCATATACTATTTTGTGGAGACGCCACAAATGCTGAAAGAACAGCAGTAAGCCTTATGAAAAGAATATACGAAAAATATGGCAAACAAAATAATAACTAATTTCGATGATGCTTGGCTCGGACTAGGAGACATAAGCAAAATAACCATAGACCACAATCCATTATTTGGTCGAACCAAGGAAGATATAGAAAATCCGGACCTTCATTTATTAAGACTTTTACGAGACCCAAAGTATTTTGGCACTACTGCTAAATTATTATTTGATATTGAACTTCATCCTATTCAAATAGCCATACTTCAAGAGTTCTGGATACGTCCATTTCCAATGTATGTTGCTAGTCGTGGTTTTGGCAAAAGCTTTTTAATGGCACTATATTGTACATTACGCTGTGTTCTTGTTCCAGGAACCAAAATTGTTGTGGTTGGCGCAGCTTTTAGACAAAGTAAAATTATTTTCGAATATATGGAAACATTATGGCGCAATAGTCCTATATTACGAAGTATCTTTAGTGGTAACGATGATGGTCCGCGTCGAGATGTTGACAGATGCACTATGAGATTGGGCGAAAGTTGGACGATTGCTGTTCCTATGGGTGATGGTAGTAAGATCAGAGGTTTAAGAGCACATATTATCATCGCAGACGAATTCGCATCAATATCACCAGATATTTATGAGACTGTAGTTTCAGGCTTCGCCGCCGTAAGTGCTAGTCCAATACAAAACGTAAAAGAAGAAGCAAAAAGAAAAGCTATGCGCGAAGCAGGATTATGGAATGATGAATTAGAATCTTTGCAAATAAAGAAAAGCAATCAGGCTATTATAGCTGGAACAGCAGATTATAGTTTCAAACATTTTGCATCATATTGGAAAAGATACAAAGCTATTATTAATAGTCGTGGAGATAAACAAAAACTAGAAGAAATATTTAAAGGGGAAATTCCTGATAGTTTTAATTGGAAAGATTATAGTATTATTCGTATTCCTTATGAAATCATACCCAAAGGATTCATGGATGATAAACAAGTTAGTAGAGCCAAAGCTACTATACATACCGGTATATATAATATGGAATATGCTGCTTGTTTTACAGAAGATAGTGATGGTTTTTTTAGACGAAGTTTAATTGAAAGCTGTGTAGTAAGTGAAAATAAACCTATTATTATTGGTAATAATACTATTTTATTTGATGTATCTACCAGAGGAAATCCTGATCTTCAATATGTTTATGGAATAGATCCTGCTAGTGAAAAAGATAATTTTAGTATTGTTATTTTAGAATTGCATAAAGATCATAGTAGAATAGTATATGCTTGGACAACAAATAGAAATAATTTTAAAGATAGACAAAAAACAGGATTAGTTAATGAGCATGATTTCTATGGATTTTGTGCTAGAAAAATTCGTAATTTAATGAAAATTTTTCCTTGTACTAGAATAGGTATGGATGCTCAGGGTGGAGGAGTGGCGATAGAAGAAGCATTACATGACCCTGGTAAATTAGAGGATGGAGAAATTGTTATTTGGCCAGTTATAGATCCTAATAAATCCAAGGATACGGATGATCAACAAGGATTACACATATTAGAACTTGTACAGTTCGCAAGAGCAGATTGGACCGCACAAGCTAACCATGGACTAAGAAAAGATCTAGAAGATAAAGTATTATTATTTCCACGATTTGATCAAGTTAGTTTAGCCTTAGCATTAGATAAAGAAGGTAAAGATATTAGCACTGCTGATTTTGATAACTTATATGATAATGAAAGCGATTGTATTTTAGAAATTGAAGAACTAAAGAATGAATTAACCACTATTGTCATGACACAAACAAGCACCGGACCTAACGCTAGAGATCGATGGGATACTCCTGAAATTAAGTTACCAAATGGTAAAAAGGGCAAGTTAAGAAAAGACCGATATAGCGCTTTAATAATAGCTAATATGCTAGCAAGACAAATTACTAGAACATTAGAACCTGTTTCTTTTGAAGTTATTGGTAATGATTTATCTAAAACAGAAAAAAAAGACGGTCAAATGTATAAAGGACCATCATGGTTTACAGAAAATGCTAACGCTAATATATATGGCGGAGTTTACAGATAATTGTGTATAATTAAGTTAATTCTATTATAATACCATTAACAATACTATTATGTCAAGAAAAAAGACCAATAAAACACAAGGTTTAGAAATTGCTTCAAATATTATGCCAGAAAATGCATATGTTACTTGGGGAGACGATCTTGAAAGTAAGAAGCAAGCCTTAAACGAATCTTCTAAAAGCCTAGACGAATACGGCATCTATCAGAACAAAGTTACCGCTGCCACTAGTCGTTTTAGAAATTTTATGAATTTAGACGGGCCGATTTCTAGTCGTCCTGGTTTAACAAAAACTGACTATGATTATTTTCGCCCAGACGAAGCTGTCCCAACAGAAATCAAAGCCATATTTGCTATGGCAGACCAAATTTATAATCGAGTTGGTTTAGTAAAAAATGTTATAGATCTTATGGGTGATTTTGCTAGTCAGGGTATTCGTCTAGTTCATCCAAATAAAAGAATTCAAAGATTTTATCGTAATTGGTTTGATAAAGTCAAAGGTGAAGAAAGAAGTGAAAGATTCTTAAATCATTTATATCGTACAGGTAATGTTATTATCAATAAACAAACAGCAAAAATCAGTTTAAAAATTGCAGATGAAATGTATAAAGCAAAAGCTTCACCAGATTTGATTATAAATAGTGAAGATCAGCAAGTTGAAAAAAGAGAAATTCCGTGGAGATACACTTTTATCGATCCTCGCATAGTAGATATTTCTGGAGCTTCATTAGCATCTTTTGTTAGTAATAAGACATATACCATTACTATTCCAGCCAGCTTAAGAAAATTAATTAATGCTCCTAAAAATGATGCAGAAAGATTCATAATTCAGCAGCTTCCATCAGCAATCATTGAAGCATCTAAGGATAAAAAACCCTATCCACTAGATCCAAATAAAACATTAGTATTTCACTATAAGAAAGACGATTGGAAAACTTGGGCATATCCAATGATATACAGTATCATGGATGATATTAGTATAGTAGAAAAATTAAAGCTTGCAGATTTAGCAGCTCTAGATGGGGCCATCAGTAATATAAGAATATTTAAACTTGGTAGTCTTGAGCATAAAATTGCTCCTACACAAGCTGCGGCCAGTAAACTTAGTAATATCCTTCAGGCCAATATTGGTGGTGGCACTATGGATCTGGTATGGGGTCCAGACATTGAATTGATAGAAAGTAAAACAAGTGTTCATCAATTTCTTGGCGAAGGTAAATATACACCCCATTTAAATGCTATTTATGCTGGCTTGGGTATTCCTCCGACACTTACAGGAACATATGGTGCTGCTGGTACTACTAATAATTTTATTAGTTTAAAAACATTGACTCAAAGACTTCAATACGGCCGCAAGGTCTTAATGAGTTTTTGGAAGAGTGAAATTGAACTAGTACAAAAAGCTATGGGTTTTCGTTTTCCAGCCAAGATAGAATTTGACAGAATGGATTTAAGTAATGAAGATGCTGAAAAAGCTTTACTAATTCAATTAGCTGATCGTAATATTGTAAGCGATGAATTGGTACAAAGAGCTTTTGGATATGATCCAGATATGGAAAAGATCAGACTTAATAGAGAAACTAGAGAAAGAGACAATGAAAGAATGGTTCATAAAGCAGGACCATATTATAATCCACAATTAGAAGATAATCTTAAAAAGATTGCATTACAAACAGGTATTGTTACTCCTAGTGAAGTAGGGCTAGAATTATCTAAGAAAAAATCTGGTCAAAAAAATGCTATGGAACTTAAAGTACCATCTTCTCCTGTCGGTGGTGGAAATCCACCTTCTTCTAAAACTCCTGGTCAGCCACAACAAGGTAGACCTAAGACTAGCAAAGATACCCAGCAAAGAAAAACTAAACAATTTGCTCCTCAAACAGGCGCGTCTATACAGATTTGGTCTATGAAGGCACAAGATGAAATATCAGATATATTGAACCCATATTTATTAGAGTTTTATCAAAAAAAGAATATGCGCAGTTTATCTAATTCTGAATATATTGAAGCAGAAAATACTAAAACAAAAATCTTATTATCTTTAGATCCTTTTAGTAAAATTACAGAAGAAACTGTTTTAGCAAAACTCAATACTATTAATAGTATTGATAGTAATATGCTTCTTAATAAATATTTTACATTAGAAAAACTTTTAGCGAATGAAATTAATAGATCATTAACTAGTGATGAAACTAAGTATAGTAAAGCCTATTTTTATCAAATGGTGTATTTCCCTGATGAAATAAACACAGAGGGTGAAAAATGATAATTTATTCAGCAGAAAAAGAAGCAGGATTAACTGAACTATTATCTGCTAAATCTTCTATAGTTTATGCTTCATTGGCAGAAAAATGTAGAGATCAATCTTCTGAAGCTAAACAAAAAATAAACAATAATCAGGCATTAGCCGGTATAGACGATACTGATTTATATTATACCCAGTCAATTCTTGTTACAACTTCATGGAATAAAAATGATGATATTTTTGATCCAGAAGAAGTTTGGGCAGCTAAAAACACCCCAGAAGACAAACCAACAAATCTTGAGCATAATGAAAATGCTATAGTTGGCCACATTACTTCTAATTGGCCCATAGATGACGATGGGTCGATCATAGACCAAAACATCGATCTTGCACAACTTCCTAAAAAATACCATATTTTAACTGGTTCTGTTATCTACAAAGGATATACAGATCCTGAATTAAGGGCCAGGTCAAATACTCTTATAGAAGAAATAGAATCCGGAAATAAATATGTTAGTATGGAATGTTTTTTCAAGGGATTTGATTATGGTTTAATTGATAAAGCAAATGGTAATTTTAATGTTTTGCCTAGAAATGAAGAAACAGCTTTTTTAACAAAACATTTAAGAGCATATGGCGGACAAGGCGAACATCAAAACTATAAAATTGGTAGAGTATTAAGACAAATAACATTTTCTGGTAAAGGTTTTGTGGATAAACCAGCTAATCCAGAAAGCATTATTTTTACTAAAGAGAGCGTAGGCTTTGATAAAAATTTAGCGTCCATAAAAAATTGTGTCGAAAAAAATGACGATTCTACAAATGAAGGTGTATTTCCAAATCAAGCAAATTTAAAGGAGACCAATATGAGTGTTGAACCAGATGTTGCTAAATCAGAAGAAGTAGAAGTAACAGAAACCACAGTTGTCGAGGCACCTGTAGAAAATACTAATATTTCTCAGATCGAGCACGAAGAAGCTGCTAAGAAGATGAACGAAGAAATGAAAAAGAAAGAAGAAGAAATGAAAAAAATGAAAGCAGCTTTAGAAACCATGGAATCAGAACTTAGTGCTGCTAATGAAGCTCTTGCAGGCTATCGTGCAAAAGAAGCCGAAATGATGAAAAAAGATAAAAAGGCAAAAAGAATGGCTTCTTTAATTGAAAGTGGCCTTGATAACGAAACAGCAGAAGCTACTGTTGAGAAATTTGACAGTTTAGACGACGAGACTTTTGCAACAGTAACACAGATTGTTGCTGCTAAAAAGAGCATGAAAGAAGAAAAAACCGAAAAGGTTGAAGAAAAGAAGATGGCTTCTGTCGAAGCAGACGCTTCTGTTTTAGAAACAGCTGAGGTCGAAGATACTGTTAATCTAAGCATTTCCAGCGATAACGATTCACAGATTCAGAACACAAGAGCTGCTTTAGTTGATTTTGTTTGTATTAGACTCGGTAAAAAACTTAATAAGGGAGAGTAAAAATGGCTTTAAAATCAGATCGTATTGAAGCTTACACAGATATTTCATTCTTCTGCAATGATACTATAGCAGAGCGCGGCGGAATTATGGTATTTAATACCGTTGGTTCTGGCGTTGCTATGGATGATTCCAGTGCTGTAGTAACATATGCTGCTAGTCAGTCTGGTAAGGTACCAGCTGGTCTTTTACTAAATGATGTTGTTAGTCTTGATCTAACAAGACAGCACATTAATTGGCACAAAGACGAAGTACAAACTGGTAGTAAAGTAACATTGTTACGTCAGGGCCAAGTCACAACAAATCTTATTGTTAGTGGCGTTAGTCCTGGTGTTGGTTCAGCTGCTTATGTTGGTGCTAATGGTTACCTAACTACTGTTTCTACAAATAGTGTTAAGGTAGGTACCTTCCTTAGCTCCAAAGACGCTGACGGTTATGCAAAAGTTGACATCAATTTAACATGATAAGGGAGAAAAACATGGCCAATAGAAAATTTGAAGCAACCCCAGAACTAACAGATCTCTTAGTTAAGTCTGGATCAGTACACAAAGAAGAGGCCCTTGCTGCAAATCACGAATTTGCCAAGGCTCTTGAACTTCCTCTTCGTCAGGGCGTTCTTAGTGGCAATATTCTAGACAACATTTTCGAGCCAATTCAATTGGCCCAAAGTGCTACTCCAGAATTTCCACTAGATTTCTTAGCTCCTGGCACAGAGAAAGATTTCGTGGCTTATACCATCCCAAATCATGGTTATATTCCACAAAAGCACGTTGAAGGTGATTATGTCATGGTTCCAACCTATGACGTCGGAGCAAGTATCGACTATTTACTAAAGTATGCTCGTGATGCTCGTTGGGATGTTGTTGGTCGCGCTATGGAAGTTCTAGAGTCTCAATTTGTTAAGAAAATGAACGATGATGGCTGGCATACACTACTCGCTGCTGGTTATGATCGTAACATTGTAGTTTATGATAGCGATGCTAGTGCTGGTCTTTTCAGTAAGAGATTAGTTTCTCTTATGAAGACAGTTATGCGTAGAAATGGTGGTGGTAACTCTACCAGTAATAACCGTGGTATGCTAACTGATCTTTATGTTAGTCCAGAAGCTATGGAAGATATCCGTAACTGGGGTCTAGATCAAATTGACGAAGTAACTCGTCGTGAGATCTATACTGCTGCTGATGGTGCTATCAATCGTGTTTTCAGTATTAATCTACATGATCGTGATGAGCTTGGTGAAGGTCAGCAATATCAACTATTCTATAGCAATGTTCTTGGTGGTGCTCTACCAGGAAGTAAGGCTGAACTAGTTGTTGGTCTTGATCTTCGTAAGAGAGATAGCTTTATAATGCCAGTTCGCCAAGAAGTTCAAATCTTTGAAGACGATACTTTACATCGTCAGAAGAGAGCTGGATTCTACGGCTGGGCAGAACAAGGTTTTGCAGTTCTAGATAACCGCAGAGTTATTCTCGGTGCTCTCTGATCGTAAGATTATCTAATCTTGAAAAGAAAGGCTGGCCTTGTGCCGGCCTTTTTTTTTAGGTGTATATAATTATATACAAAATACCATATTTTAAAATAAGGCAAATACTATGGCAGCAAGCAGATATGATTTTGCTATAGAACAAGGTTCTACATTTAGGCTGAGTTTAATCTATAAAGATAGTAGTAAAAATATAGTAGACTTAACAAACTGGTGTGCTAGATTAACATGGAAAAATAATAAAGGAAATACTTATCAATTTCTTACTACCAATACTGATTATAGTAGTTATAAATTTACTATAGATGGTCCTAATGGCAAAATTGATCTAATTATTCCAGCAGATACTACTAATCAATATTTATTTAATAATGCTAAATATGATCTAGAATTGTTATCTCCCAGTCCCATATCCGCAGGTACTGGAGAGTATATTACTCGTATATTATATGGAGATATTAAAATAATTCAACGATATACACAATCAATAACAGGAATGAGCTGTTAAAATGGGAACAGAAGGCTGTTACGTAGATATTCTGAATCCTGAGATCTCAACAATAGTTATAGAGACTAGTGTTTCGTGTAATATTAATAATATAGAGATTGAGCGCTATGATACTTATAATTTAGAAGTTGTAAATACTGATATTATAGTTCCTGGTGATATTCCAGACATAAATGCTGATCAAATTATTGGTTTAAATGATTATTTAATCGAACATTTAGATATTGGTCAGAGTGGAACATATCTTAAATTAACTTTTGTTCAGAATGGTATTTCTCAATTTTTTGGAGACGGGTTTGATTTGGATGGTTATTTAGATTATTATGAATTCGATGGTGGTTCTCCATAATACGCAAATAAAAAAGGATATAAACTATGCCAGCTCGTAATGTTATTCAATTTCGTCGTGGATATTCAATGGGATATAGTGGAGCTCAAATTGGAGATACTCCAGTATCTGGGAACACATGGACAGGAGGAATACAATTAGCCGAGGGTGAAGTTGGATATGAAATTGATACTGGCAAATTTAAAATTGGTCGCAGAAATAGTGGTGGTACCCTCATTACTTGGGAAAATCTTGATTATGGTGGTGGTGGAGGAGGAGGTGGACTAATTCCAGGGAGTGGAATTGGTATATTAGTTAATGCTAGTGGTGATGATACTATATCTAGTTATTTAACTAATGCAGATAACAATTTACAATTAACACTTAACAACATAAGTGGTTTGGTTCCTGGAGCAACAGGAACATATTATGATATTAAATTAGCTCAAAATATAGCTGTTAGTGGTAACATAGCGTCAACCGGAGTAATTATTTCGAGCGGAATCAATCTTCGAAATATAACAAATACAATTACTGTTACAGAAGCGATAGGTGCTATACCAGCAGGGACAATATTTAATTCTGGTACTTCTATTTCTACTATTTTAACACAAATTTTAGAAAAAGTATTTAATCCAACAGTAGGAAATAACGGCGGTTTAGGAGTGAGTTTGAACAGCAGTTCTGCGCAAGAAGTTGGAACTCAAATTAATAATTTTACAATTAGTACCAGTTTTAATCAAGGGACAATTTTAGGAACAGGAATAGGAGTAAATTGGAACTCATCTGCAAATCAAGGAGTCAGATACGGAGCAGCAACTAATTATACTATAGATGGTGTTGATACAAATTTAAATACCTCATATAATAAAGGCACTCATACTGTTACTCAAGGCAGTAACTCGTTCTCTGCTACAGTTGATTATGGTACTGGTATTGTTCCTAAAAATAGTTTGGGTCAAAATTCTACAACACTATTACAAGCTCCATCTGGCAGTTTGACTAACTCTGCTTCCTTTACTGGTTTTAGAGGATTATTTTATGGATGGAGCAAAGATCAAAATACTGCGCCAACCACTAGTTTGCAAGTTAGAAACTTAGTTGCAAATACATCATCAAATTCTGGTACTATGGTTAATCCTTCAACCAGACCATATAATTTTACTCTCACTTTACCTTCTGGTACAACCAGAATCGTTGTTGCCGTTCCGTCCGGATATAATAATTTTGGTAATTCTATTGCTGTTACTAATGCTTCTAATAATCCAGAGACATATACCACAACATCTGTAAACGTTTCTGGTGCAAATAATTTTGCTAGTATTCCATATTTTATTCATACTTATATTCCTGCTGCTCCTCTCGGAAGCAATACCACCCACGCTATTTCTGTTCAATGACTAGGAGTTAAATTATGCCCTATACACCTGTTCCAGTCGGCAATCAGTTTATAAGAAATTTCCCCGTTCCTTTGGATAGGGACTTTGTATTTGCTACAACATCTGCAAGAAACTCATACTTAACAGACTCTGCTACTAGTGGAATAGCATATACTGGTATGATTGTTGCTGATTTGGAAGAAAATAAGGCATATTTACTTGATACTAACAGACAATGGGTACAAGTTGGTCAAAATCTTAATGAGGTTTTTGGAGCAAATAATAGTGGTATTTTAATTAAGACCGGAAATAATACATTTACAACTGGTGGGTTAAATGCTGGTACCAATATCGGCATTACTAATCCTAGTGGAATACTAGGTAATCCTGTTATAAGTGTTAATACTAGCATGACTGGTATTAATAGTATTAGTGGAGTTAATAACTTTAGTATATCTTCAGCAAGTGGTATTAATATTAATGCTGGTAGTGGAATAGTTAATGTTGATGATTTGTCTGTTAGCGGAACACTTTATATTGGTGGTGGTATAGACATAACAGTTGCAGCCTCAATTCTTGCACAAGGTCCTATTACTTATTCTGGTAATCCTACCATTTTTGATGGAAATGTAAGATTTGTTAATACTCCAACAGTTGGTCCTAGCGGAAGTAGTATTCCTGTTAGTTTAAGTGGACATTCTCATACGTACTCTGATATTACTAATTTTTGTAGCGGTGTTGCTAGTTGTGTTGATACAGCACTTACAGCAAGCAGTGGAATACAGCTGGTTTTTAATTCTGGAACAAATACCCTTAGAGTAGCACTTAGTGGCGAGTCATTAGCTCAACATCTTTTATCTACTACAGGATTTATTGCTCGTAGTGGAACAGAAACTTATGTTACGCGAAGCATTGCTAATGGCAGTAACATTCAAGTTACAAATGGGGATGGTTTGGCTGGTAATCCCACCATTGCTTTAGTTAGTGCTGTTAGCGGATTAACTAGTTTAACCATTGATAATTTACAGCTTGATGGAAATACAATTAGTAGCACAAACTCTAATGGTAATATTGATATAACTCCAGCTGGTACTGGAGCAGTTAATATTTCTAAAGTTGATATTAATAGTGGTGCCATTGACGGTACTACTATAGGTGCAGCATCTGCTGCGGCTGGTACATTTACTCAAGTCAATGTTGATGCTATTAAAATTGATAATGATATTATTTATTATAATAATGTTGCCAACATTGATTTCACCGCTAATGAAATAGCTATTAATAATTCAGGAAATAATATTGATTTTAGAGTAGAAGGCGATAATGTTACTAATCTATTATTTGTTGATGCTAGTGCAGACAGAATAGGCGTTGGTACCTCAACTCCTGGTCATACGCTAGATGTTAGTGGTAGTGGCAATTTTAGTGGTAATCTTATTGTTGGAGGAAATTTAACTGTTAATGGAACAACTGTTACTGCCAACGTTTCTACTATGGAATTAGAAGATCCTATTATTGTTTTAGGATTAGCTAGTGGAAATATTGTAACAGATAGTAATCATGATAGAGGTTTAGCTTTAGTAAGAAATTCTACTACAACAGCTTTTATGGGCTGGGATAGTAGCGCTAGTGAGTTTATAGTATTAAGTTCTGGTGTTACTGCTGATAGTGGTAATACATATACAGCAGGAACGTACGGATCATTTAAAGCTGGCTTGGTGGAATCTACTGGTTTAATTAAAGGAAGAACTCTTGAATCAACCGTACCAAGCGGTACATCTCCGCTATCAATAGTTTCTCCTACTTTAGTTAGTAATCTTAATAGTGATTTATTAGATGATAATCATGGTTCATATTATTTAGATTGGAATAATTTTAGTAACATTCCAGATCCTCTAGTTACTGTAACAGTTAGTGGAGATGTTGCTGGCACAGGAACTTATACATGGACAAACTTAAGCGGTAATTTATCTGTTGGGATTAATACAACCATTCAACCTAATAGTGTTGCTCTTGGAACAGATACTACTGGTAATTATGTTGCATCAATTTCCACTTCTAATGGTATTACTGGTGGTGCTACTGCAAGTGAAGGAACAGCTATTAGTTTAAGTCTTGATATTAATGGTTTAACAGGTGAATCTGCACTAGCAGATGCTGATACATTTGCTTTCTATGATGCTTCTGTAGCAGCACATAGAAAAGCCACAGCAGATAATGTTCGTGATTATGTGCTTGGTGGAGTATCAGGCGATATAACTATTAATTCTGATGGAATAGCTAGTATAGCTCCAGGATCTGTTTCTTTAGGAACTGATACTGATGGTAATTATGTCGAATCTGTTGCTGTTTCTGGTAGTGGCTTAAGTCTTGGAGGGGTTATAACAGAGGCGGCTTCATTTACTATTATTAGTAATGCCACGCCAGCAAATGTTTCTGGTACTATAGTTAGTCGTGATAATAGT